TCAATACCAGACAGAACAGTCTCGTCTACCTTAGGCTCACCTGTCTCTGTGTAATCCTCAGGTGTCCATCCCCTGTTGATAAGCCTCTCACCAATCTGCTTACGAGAAGCAGGATTGAATGGGATAGTCTTGGTCTTAGTCTTTAGTTCAATCACAGTAGGTTCAAAGGTACTCTGTAATTGTTCTTCTAGTTCAGTCTTTCTTGATGCTAGTTTAGTATAGAGTTTCTGTGCTGATTGTACATCAAAGGGAAACCCTAGTCTTTCCTGCTCAAGAAGCATCGTATGTAATTCCGTTTCCAGATCAAGCGCATCCTGACTGAAGTTCTTCTCAACAATCTTTTTATATAGGCTTTCTGTAACCTTGGTGTCTTGTACACAGTACTCGTACATCTCATCGGAATACTCTGCAAAGCTCTCGCTACCACTATTGAAGTCACCTTTTAATTCTCCTAGTCTTATGCCCCATGCCTTGAGACTATGGCTACCAATCAGCTTGGCATCAATGCGTCCCTGTTTGTGTAGCTTGAAGTCAATCTCTTTAACATCAGGCCATATCGTCCTAGAGTATACCAAAGTGTCAATCAGTGTTGCATCTGTTTCAAAGTTGTACAGCTTGTTTAGTACTCGTAAGTCATAGTCAATGATGTTATGCCCTATGAGTACGTCAGCCTTACTAAGAAACTCAATACCCTGCTTGATACTATCTGGGTCAAAGCCGTGTATCTCTCCAGTGTCAGCGTCCCTCGCAATGATGCACCATACTTTAGTAACATCAGGCAGAAGGTTGTTTGCTTCTAAGTCAAATATTAATTTCATGCTCTGTCTCCGCAGTAGCTAGTTAAAATTCTATGTCGTCTTCATCAACCTCATCAAATAAAGTCTCTATCATACGGCCTGTCTTAGTGTCGTACTTTAGCGAACAACATAATCCTGTTTCGCCAGACCAACGGTTCTTTAGTACCCTGACCTGACTGATGTTTGGGTTGTCAGTATCCTGCTGGTTTCTTTCAAGACCAATAACAATATCGGATAGCTGACCAATGGCAGCACTACCACGCAACTGTGCCATAGAAGTTTGTGCGCCATCCTCGTGTCCCCTGTCTCCAGACGGACGCTTCAAGTGTGACACAAGAATAAGACCACAGTCTAGTTCTTCTACTAAGGCACGGAGTTTGGTCATAGTATTGTCAATGATTCTACGTTCATCGCCACCCTCCAAGCCTGATACGACAATGGAGATATGGTCAAGAATGATGTATTGACAATCACATCCCCTAACGAGGTATCTAATTTTAGATAGGAGATTATCGGAGTCAGTGCTTCCCCAATGATCGTACAGGAATACTCTACCTGATCCGACAGTGTTGTCAAAAGCTTTTCGTAGTTCGTCATGTGGTACATCCTTCTGTGTTAGATGCAGTAGCTGGTTCATCTCAATAGACATCAAGCCTAAAGCAGTACGCTTTACATTCTCTTCAAGGGCAATGTATCCAATGGTCTGTCCTGACTTGACAATGTTGTGTGCCAACTCACGAGCAAACTGAGACTTACCAATACCACTACCAGCAGTAATCGTTACAATCTCACCACGTCTACACCCACCTGTCTTATCTTGTAGTCCTGTGTATGGGTAGGCAATACTGAATTTATCATCCTCAGTAATAATCACATCCCACACATCAGTACCAGCAATGATGCCATCAGGACGGTATGTCTTAGCACCCCACATGGCATCCAACAACTCGCTTGTACGTCCAGCTACTAGCATATCACTAGCGTCCTTCAGTGGTAGCTTGGCTATCTTGACCTTGTTAGGTGGTAACACAGAGGCACAGTCAAGTGCCGCTTGTTGTCCCTTGTCGTCATTGTCAAACATAAGAATGATAGACTGAAACTTGTCTAGCCATTCTATTGACCTACCTAATGCCTTCTTTGCAGAAGCAACACCAGATGGTAGGGATACTACAGGCCACTTATTGTCTAGTACTTGTGACAATGACATGGCATCTAGCTCTCCCTCAGTGATGGTAATCATCTTACCGCCATCACGCCAGAGATGTTCACCATACAGTCCAACCTTCTTCATGTTGCCAACAGCAACAAAGTCTTTGTTGGGATACCGTATCTTCTGTCCCTGAAGTTTACCAGTTGCGTCACGATAGTTAGCAACCTGTACTGCCTGTCCTCTGTAGTTTGCTACACCGTAGCCCCAAAACTCACAGGTCTTTTTAGTGAGCTTTCGTTTCTTCAGTTCCTTGTACTCAAGAGGGATGAGGCTCGTGTCATGAACCTCCATCTCTGTTGCTACTTCAGCCTGATTATCCGAAGGGGTATAGGTATCGCAAGAGAAGCAGTAGTGAGAGCCGTCACTGTATAGTGAGTTAGCATCACTACTGCCGCAATGAGGACAAGACGTGTGTCTTATAAACTCACTGTTCTCGTCCATCAATACCTTCCTCTAGTGTGTTGGCCATTAACCTAAGTTGATGGATAAGATATGTTAGTCTCTCATCATCATACTTGTCGCTATCTTCTAGCATGATAAAGGCCATCATCTCATAGTCAACGCACTTCTTAAACTCCACATCATCAACATATATGGATACGCTCAAGCCCTTGTTAGTAAACTCAGCGTTCATATCAATGTCAGTGACGAGTTCTTCTTTTACTTCAATCACGCTCATTTAACCATTCCTCTGGTATAGTTCCCTCACTAAAGGTAAACCCATGTAGGGTTGCCCACTCAGCACAAGTCATCTTAGTCCCATCCTTACGTTTCTTTGCACCCTGTATGGTTGCGTTAGCGTTCTGAAACACAAAGCGAATATCCAAGTCAGGATACTGTGCCTTGATTGCCTTCATCTTACGCTGTGCATCCTGCCTGAAGTACCCCTTCAACTCTACATACATAGCATTGATTTGGTTCTCAGTCCCTAGCTTTAGGTCAGGTACATAGTGACGTTCCACATAGTACGCCAGTTTATCTGGTTCATACACATGAGGAACGCCACGCTCGTTTAGGTCAGAGATGACTCGTTCCTCAAAAGTCCCCTTCGGCATCCGCATCTACCTGACCATCGTCAAACATATCTGACGCATCGTCCTTGGCTACAGCCTCTGCAACGAAGCCATCCTCCTCATCAAACATACTCTTACCAGCATACTCAATGAGTTCTATTACTTGTAAGCCAACGAGCCGACAGGATAGTCCAACCTGTTTGGTAGCTTGCATCATGTAGGGTACTAAGTCAATAGCAACCTTAACAGTAGAGCCGTTACCAATGAGGATGCCAGTAACAGGGTTACGCTTGGAATCCATTACGATAGGTGCTGAACCCTTCCACTTAGAGCCATCCTTACGGACACCCCCAGCGTTCTTCTTCGCCCTAAACACAATGTTCCCAGTCTCGTCACCGTTTTCATCTAGTTCAGGTGCGTATGGCTTGCGTATGGACAGGCTTGCCTTTAACTTAGGGTTTGCCTTGACGTGATTGTTAAACTCTTCTTCACAGAGATTATCAAGCTGTTCACATATGCTTGCCGCTTCGTCCTCAGGGACAATTACATCAATAGAATATGTACCTTCAGTATTGAACTTGGTGTCAGGTGTGAATACCTTTGCCCAACTTGCAGAACCTTTGATAACAATTCGTTGTGGTTTCTTTTCCATTCATTACTCCAATCATTGTTGAAATGGCTAGAGGGTAACTTTAGAAACTATGCAAAGAAGTACTCAGATTCAAGTACCCTTTGTAAGTCTAAAGCACCACAGCTAGGTGGATGTGGTAGGTCACTCGTACCTAACACGCTCATTGCATGAGTACGCAATTCGTCTAGGACATCATGCTCCTCATACATCTTAACAAACTCCTCTCTCAGTATGTCAGACAGCAGTGGCATCATAGTAGTATGTGTTCCATAACTATCATGTACCATAGCATAGTCTTTAATACCATAGCCAGAAGCCTTGTTAATTGTCTTGGTCATGGCGGCAGCATCTAGACTGTGAATAAAGTTAGGGCTACTACCAAGTCCTGTTCTTCTTTTGTTTACACTATTATCCTTGTCTTGTAAATAGGTAACTGTAAGGATGTCACCATTAAGGTGTGTCTTAATCCTCTTCTTGTTGGTCTCGTTGTACTGTTGAATGACAAGCCATCCTGTTGGTGTCAGCCATTCCATGTACTTGTTCTGCTCTGAGTATGCCTCGCCTATCTGCTTCACATAGTCCATGACTCTGGATGCCGCTTGGATAACATCAGAGATAGAGTCCCACACAAACTTAGCAAGGTAACTACTAGCCTCAAAGCAGTCATCACCAAAGATGTTCTCAGCACCATCAGCAATACGTTCCTTCATTGCCTCTTGAATGTAACCACGACAGGCGTGGCGTGTACCAGAGTAGGGTACAATCATGACAGGTCTCTTGGTTATCTTCCTGTCAATCCCAAAGGCTAGGCACTTCCGTGCTAGTTCTGTGTCGTCTGCCTGTAGCTTGGCTACTGTCTCGTCAGCTACCTGTTGGTATATATCCTGAGGATGCTCAGTAGGTACAAGGTTAGTAGCATACCCACCACGCTCATCCCTGAGGATGGCAGACAGGTGTTGTAGTCCGTTACAGCTACCATCTACAGCGACAGGTAGCGTGGACTCATAGCCCCATCCCTCTTTGTTCAAGGCGGCAAACTCAAAGCACCACGCTAGGAATTGAAATGGTTTGTCTGCCTCAGTCCACAGCGTGTAGTCGTATGGGTTGGCTACAATCCTGTTGACCTCATCAACAAAGTTCCATGCCCATGTCTCTCGTTCATTCAGGGTTATCTTGTCGTTGCCATACAGGTTAGCACCATGAATACACAACCACCTAGCATCATCCCAGTTCTTGATGGGCATACTGTAGGTAAATCTCATCAGAGACTTAGACCAGTCAGCCCCCTGTGGTGACATGAAGGTACTGCTTGCGTACTTGCGTGAGCGAAAGTCATTCTGCCACACATAGAAGAACTCCTCATACTGGTTGTAGTCCTTGGCAACCTGTAGTGTACGCTCTACCTGTACACGCTTACTGATTGTCCTGTTGTTCATTGAGTATATCTCATTGCGTCTGCGTGACCAGATGCGGAAGGCATCCCTCTCATCCTCTGACATATCGTTAGGGTCTTTGCTGAAGGGATACTCAGGCAGTGGCAAGTCCTCTCGTGCTGGCAGTCCAGCCCATGACTGTCCACCCTCCCACAGATTAAGCATAACCTGTAGTAGTTCCCGATTGATTGACCATGATGTACCCTGTAGGGCATTGAGACAGGCATACTCTTGCGACAGGTCTAACTTAGATAACCTTCTCAGGTGATACTTCAAACTCATTTGCGCCTCACTATAGGTA